CCCAGTAGGCATAATGGCACAAGCACCGCTTCGCATAACTGGCGCAAACGCCACAATCCCGGCCCCGATGGGCGGGTTGAATACCCGTGACTCTGTGGATTTGGTGCCGCCAACGGACGCGATCCGGCTCGATAATTTCTTCCCGGCCCGCTCGCACGTTCAAGTGCGTAACGGCTACGACGACCATGTAACCGGGCTGCCCAGCACAGTTCAGAGCTTGATGCTCTACAATTCCGGCACCGCCAATACGATGTTCGCGGCATCCGGCACTGCTGTTTATGATGTGACATCAGCGGGTGCGGTTGGTTCGGCGGTCATTACGAGCCTTACGAACGCTAAGTTCCAGTGGACAAATATCACCACTTCTGGTGGGTCGTTCTTGTGGATTTGCAATGGTGCGGATGCCCCACGGCACTGGAACGGCAGTGCGTGGGCCACGCCATCTCTGACGGGCGTCACGGCTGCCAATATCATTAACGTGACGCTGTTTAAGGAACGTCTGTTCTTTGTTTTCACCAATTCCATGACCTTTGGATTTATTGCCGTCAATGCTGTCGCGGGTGCGGTGAGCGAGTTCGACTTAGGCAGCGTGTTCCAGCGTGGCGGGCAGCTACAGGCGATTGGGACATGGACGCGGGATGGCGGTGCAGGGCCGGAAGACAACGCTCTGTTCTGGACCGATGAAGGTGAGATTGCGATGTACGCGGGCACCGATCCTTCGGATGCCACCAAATGGTCTCTCGTCGGCGTCTATAACGTCGGTCGGCCCATTGGCCGTCGCTGTATTCTTAACGTAGGCAGTGATTGCTATCTCATCACCGAGAATGGTGTGCTTCCGATGACCCAGGTGTTGGGCACCGGAGAAGCCGCACCTAATCGCGCCATTACGGACAAGATTTCATCCACCTACAACGAAGCTGTGGTGAATTTTGTCTCAACATTTGGCTGGGAAGGGGTGCTTTACCCGCGTGGTGGGTACGCCCTGATAAATGTTCCGGCCAGCACTGCCGGTGAGTTCAATCAGTATGTCGTCAACCTTGAGACCGGCGCATGGGCGCGGTTTACCGACCAGAATGGGTATACGTGGGCGGTGTTCAACAGCGACCTCTATTTCGGCGGGAACACGAAAGTCCACAAAGCCGATTCGGGACCGGATGATGGTGGGTCAGCGATTGCAGCATCGGCCAAGACCGCGTTTATCTATTTCGGAGGCCGCACCGGGCCAAACCGCTACGTGGCAATCCGCCCGGTTATGGCGTCGGACGCGGACCTAACGGTGTCGATTGGCTTCGATGTTGACTACAACGATGGTACATCGACGCTCACGCCTTCAACGGGTGAGTCCGATGCGGCGACCTGGGACTTGGCGACATGGGGGACTTCGGCGTGGGCAGCACCCATCAACACCAAGCTGGAGTGGTTGAGTGTCGCAAAAATTGGTTGGAATGCAGCGGTTCGTATCCGCACACAAACTTCGGCGCAGTCGGTTCGCTGGTTGGCAACAGACGTGCGCTTTGAACAAGGATCGGGCGCGTTTTGATTATTTCAGATAAAATGTGGGAAATTCTCGGGCCTTCGACCGAGGCTTACGAGAATATCTGTCGTGAGGATGTGGAAAGCGGCCTGCTTAGTGGCGACTTTCGGCTCTTTATGGCACCGCATTCCCTGGCGGTGACGTGCGCCTATGGCAAGGCGTTAAGGGTTGGTCTTGCCGGAGGCGATTTGGAAGAATTGGTTGGGATCGAGCATGACATTTGCTCTTACGCCCAGGAGAACGATTTTTCGAGTGTCGAGATCATAGGGCGTCCCGGTTGGGAGCGAGTGTTGGACGGGTATAAACGCACAGCGGTTGTGATGCGGAAGGATTTGACTCATGGGGTTTCTTAGAAATTTATTCAGCAGTCCTAGCGCGCCACCGCCCATCAATTTTGGTGCAATCGGCGCGCAACAGAGCGCCGCGAATGTTGAGGCTGCACGGCTGGGAGCGCGTCTTGGACGGCCTGATGTCATTTCGCCCTGGCAAACGACGACATTCCAGGAATATGAGCCTGACAGGTACCTCCAGGCGACATCTCTAACACCAGAGTACGAAGGGCTACGTCGGGGCGATGTAGGCATCCAGAGTGGCTTGCAGGGGCTTGCAGCGGGGCGATTAGGGCAAATTCAAACTGATCCGTTTACCACCGAGGGGATGGTCGGGGAACCGGGTCCGTTCCAATACTCGTCGGTGGGGGCGCAACCGGAATATTCTACCGAGGCCGCAACTTATGCGCTGCCGGGTTTTGCGGACCTCAATACGTACACATCGAATGCGGCCAGTGAATTTTTCAACCGAGCGGTTGGGCGGCTGAACCCGCAGTTCGACCGGGCAGAGCGCGGATTACGGACCCAACTCATCAATTCCGGTATCCCAGAAGGTTCGGACGCATATATCGAGGAAATGCGGCTATTCAATCAACAAAAGAACGATGCTCTGGCCGATCTCGCTAGTCAGGCTACATTTAAGGGGCCACAACTTGCAGGGCTAACTCTGTCGAATATTCTCATGGGGCGCGGCCAACAGCTTGGTGAAATTGGAACGGAATACCAGATCGCCCAGGCCCAACGCGGTCAAGGCATAGCAGAGCAGCAGCAACAGGTCGCATTGCAAAGAGAGGCGCGGGACAGGCAGATTGCCGAGGCGCTACGGCTGCGTCAGCAGCCCATGTCTGAATTGTCGGCCCTGATGACCAGCACGACGCCGTTTACACAGATCGCAGCGCAGGGACCGCCGGGCATAGCCCCGGTTGCTGGGCCAGCGCCGGTTGATCTTGGCGGCGCTATCGCGGCTTCACAACAGGCTGATTTACTGGCGAGGTATCAAGGCGCTCAAATGCAACAGGCTACTTTGCTAGGTATCCCGACGACGTTAGCCGCTGCTCATCTTGGGAGATCCGGCTGATGGTTACCTTCACCACCGATCCCCGGATTGCCTATGCACGGGCACGGCAACAGGCGGGGATGAAGCGAGCGATGACGCTGCCTGAACTACCGCGCAATCCATACGGCGGTAGTCCGATTGGGATAAATGTTCAAAGGCTGGCGGATGCGTTGGGTTCAAGAATGTTCGGAGCTGATGCTGCTAGACTTCAAGAAGGACAACAAGGAGCGCGAAGCAAAATATTGGCTGAACTTCTTGGAGCGGAGACTGGAGTGCCAGGAAGCGAGCAGTATGAGAGAGGGCCAATGCTGGTGCCTACTCAGGATGTTCAGGCTACTGGGGAGTACAGACGAACGCCGGTAGGGGGGGATTGGCAGCGCGTAGATATTGACGATACAGGGGCGACGGTTATTGATCCTGCGGTGCTTAAAACAGCCGGATTGTCACTGGGTGAATATTCTATTGCAAAACGAAAAGCTAAGTTAGCAGGAGCAGAAAGATCACAAGCAGAACGGATTGCTTTTGCCACACAGAAACTTGGAGAGGCTACGACTCAAGACGATAGGGAATATTGGCTAGCTCAAGTTGATGCCCTTAAAGCAGCGGTGCGAGAAATGAATGTGGAGGATGCAAAACAGAGTGAAATAAGAGAAGCACAGCTTGAAATGAGTTGGGTAAAAAATAATGAAACCGGCAAGAATGTGTTTGTAAGTAATTATAATATTAGTCGTAATCCAGAAAGGTACAGTGAAATTATCACGGTAGGGCCACCACTAGAGTGGGTAGGTAGGCAGTACATAAAAATAGATGACCAAGCTACGTTAGCCCAGAATATGATAGACCAGAATGAAATCGCTATGAGAATAGTAGCAACGGATGGAGTTCTTGACACAGGTTCTTTCACTCCTATCCTCACCACATGGAGGGGTTGGATGGAAGCTATTGGGATTAAGGTAGGTCCAGAACTAAGTGCTGCACAGGTTTTAATATCTATAGCAAGCAAGAAAGCTCTTCTTCTTAGAAATCCCAAGAGCGGCATGGGCTTAACAGGGAATACATCGGATGCAGATTTGAGGTTTCTTAAAACTGCGAGTATTAGTCTTTCAAAAACCAATGATGCGAATGAGGCACTTCTTATTATAGATACAGCTAGTCAAAGGCGTAAACTTCGGCTTTATGAGATTCAGATGGCCTGGATCAATAAGCATCCAGATAGAGGGTTAATTGGATTTAATTCTGGTGAGGCAAATAAGGTTTTGAAGAAAGAGCCTCTATTCAACGAAACGGAAAAAGCCAGATTGGTTGAATTGATGGGGCGTGCCAAAGTGGCAGGCGCGGCAGGCGCGGGACAGGTGGGGACCGTAATAAAAGAAGTGTTTAAGGTACCGGAGGCAGAATAATAATGGCTGAAGAACCCAAATACCAAGTAAAGGGCATCCCAGAAATATCGTCTCAAGAAGAATACGATTTTCTTGAGCCAGGCATGAAATTTATTTCTAATGGAAAGGTTTATACCAAAGGGCGTAACCAGCGAGAGATTCCGACTAAAGGGGTGCGTGATGCTGAGTGGGGAGCGCAAGAAGAAGTTATAAATATGATGTTGGCTGGATATGGTGACGAAGTTTTGGGCGCTCTTGATTGGCTGTCCGCTGCTATCGTCCCGGATACTCTTTCTCTAACTGGAAGAGATAAAGGCCCCGATCCTACATTGGCTGAAGCCCAGGAAGGAAGGCGTCAGGCGCAGCGCGTTTTTCGGGAAGTACACCCTTGGCAAGCCGCTGGCGCCCAGATATTGGGAGGGCTTACGCCCACTGGTGGGGCGGCAAAGGCCGGACAGTTGTTGATTAAAGCATTTCCGGCATTAGCAAAGATTCCAAGATACTTGCGCGGGGTGGTCGGAGGGACTGTTCAGGGGGCTGTTATCGCGTCGGGTGAGGCTGACCCAGGGGAACGTCTACAACGCGCTAAAACAGGAGCGGTGACCGGAGCATTTGTAAGCTCCACATTACCAATCGTGGTAGGGATTGGTGGTTTTGTGGTAAAAACCATCGGTGGGCGAGTGAACCCACGAAAAACCGCCAGAAATATAGTAAATTCTGCCATTCTACAATCAAACGTGAGAGGAGCAGAAACTGCTACGGAGCAAGAGTTATCACAACTTCCCCCTGAATTGCAGAATTTGCCGGTTCATTTGCGGCGTACTGCGCGGCGGTTGGGACAGCTTGGGCCGGATGCTACTATAGCTGATGCTGCCCCCGGTGCGGCTGTGCGGGCGGTTGGTCATCTAGCGACTCGCTACGCTGGGTTGGCAAGGGAAAGAGCCGAGGCTCTGCTTTCTAGCCGGGGTTCTGATGAGCAAGTAAGAATAGTTGAGGCTTTGGATTCCATCATCAGCCCGGCGTATGGCACTTCAAAACAAATAGGTAAATCTCTAATTGAAAGTGCTACGCCAGCTTATGATGAGGCTTTTGATATTACAAGAAATGACGAGGGCAAAATTGATTACAACGCCCCAAGGACAGTCAATCAAGATTTGATGAATTTGCCGATTTTAACAATTTTGGCAACTAATAATGGTCGCAGGGCTTTTAAGACGGCAATCGAGCAAATGGAAAACGAGTTCGGGTGGGATGACCGAATGGGTCGTGAGGCAGAAGAAATTCTTAATCAACTAATCTCCTTCGTCAAAAGAAATGATCGAGGTCAGATGATATCCATCCCTGCCAATTCGCCAGGGCTTTCGTTAGAATTTTTGGATAAAGTGAAAATCCAATTACAACAAAGGGGCGAACAACTAAAGAAGACAAAAAATCGAATGGCTGATGCTCGCGTTGTTAAGGGTCAAGCTAATGATTTTATAACGCAGTTGGACGCGCTGGATGAAACGAGGGGCATATATGCTGCTGCTAGACAAACGGCAGAAAGCAAGTTCAAGTTAAAAGATGCGTATATTGCCGGTTTATCTGCTCTTGGGCCAAAAGGTTCTGTAGTTGATATTAGAAATCTCATACAGGAATATACAGAGGGCGAAAGGGCGATGTTCCGCGCTGGTGCCACCAGTTACTTACGAGATAAGATTTTGAAGGTACCGGAGCGCGGCCAAGCCACACGATCAGTTTTTGGCAATACCTTGATTATGAATAAGTTGGCAGCCCTTATCGATAGTAGGGAAGATTTGGCTGCTTTAAGAAAGGCCATTGTCCAAGAAAAAACATATTCCTTGACGCAGAAAGAAATATTGAGTGGGGGCGGCGCACAAATTGTGATTTCTCAACAGGGCGCTGAATCCACGGGCATGTTTGGAGCTTTATTAGGATCGAAACTTCCGCTTGCTAATCCTTTAATAGTTGCCGGGTTTTTCAGAAAACTTGCGCAACAAATAATGGGGGTTAAATCTAACGAAGAAGTGGTGAGAATAATTTTAACCCGAGACCCGGCGGAAAACAAAATACTCATAAATGCTCTTGCAAAACTTCCGAGTGATCCAGAGGCGATGCGTTTGAGAGATTTAGTGGCGCGGGCGATGTCCCAGCAAATAGAGGTTAAAAGAGAACGCTACCAAGTTCCGACCGCAGGGGGACAGTATCGTCTACAAGATTTTGAAAGGTCGATGTTGAACCCTCGGTATTATGGGTCTCAATTATCTAAAGCCTTGGAAGCGTTTCGCGGCGCAAATCAAAGAGGAGACTGAATAATGCCTTGGAGTGGCGGAAGTTTCACAAGGACCAACGGGGTCCACACGGGGTCAACCCTGTGGGTGCAGGACCGCGATGCAGGAACCAAAATCCTTGC